AGAAGCAGCAGAGGCCGCACGTATCGCGGATGAAGAAGCAGAGGAGCCTGTATAATGCCTGAAGAGATACAACTCAACCTAAACAACCCGAAAGATGCGGCAATGTACGTGTGTGCTGTAGCACATAAAGTGCCGTTGACGATGGAAGCAAACTCTACACTACGAACAGCCCAGCAAACACTTGAGGGGTACTTCGCAGAACCCATAAAGGACACATCGCCGGATGAGCCTGGAGACACCGACAACTCAGGAAGTTAGCGACAATATAATCGCGCAGCTTGAGTCCGCGTTAAACCAAACGATACCGCTTTTACCGAAATCCTTTTTCAGGGTTTTGGCGAAGGTGCTTTCCGGCGTGTTCATAATACTGTATAAATACGCAGGGTTTACGTTCCTTCAAGTCTTCGTAAGAACCGCGTCTATCAGCACCACAGAGATAAACGGGGCGGCTGTCCAACCCTTAATCGAGTGGGGTCGTTTAGTTGGTGTTGGAGATCCGGCGGCGGCTACGAATGCAGAACTCCTCGTGGATATAACGGTCACTAGTCAAGTCGGGTCACTACCCTCGAATACACAGCTTGTCGGTGTTGATAATGGTGTCACCTACATGACAATAGGCTCTGTTCTTTTAAACGCAGCAACAGTATCAGCGGTGGTTAAGGCTGTGTCTGATCAATCAGACGGTGGGGGTGCTGGTGCGATAGGTAACTTAAACCCCGGTTCGATTGTGTCGTTTGCGAATCCTTTAGGTAATGTAAATAGAGACACTGTGGTCACATCCCAAACGGTTACGGGGGCGGACGGTGAATCGACAGAAGCGTACAGACAGCGCATACTCGACAGGTTCCAAAAGAAACCTCAAGGCGGCGCGTTAGCTGACTATGAGATATGGGCTGAAGAACCGGCCGGAATTCTCAGAGCATACCCGTACACAAGCGACTGTCCGGGCCAGGTTGATGTGTACATAGAAGCCACAGTTGAGAGTTCGGGATCACCTGATGGTATACCCACACCTGCGCAACTACAAGAATCTCTAGATTCTATAAACTTCGATCCGATTACAGGTGTACCGAATAGACGACCCGCGAATGCTCTGGCGAATACGTTTCCGATCACTCGTTCTGAATTCGATGTTGAAGTTTCAGGACTTCAGGTAACGAACCCCGCCGAAGTGCAACAGGATATAATCGATGCTGTTACCGAATATTTTCTTGCACGGGAGCCGTTCATTGACGGGCTGTCCATAACGCCTCGACGCGATCAAGTCACTGTAAGCGCGGTTGCTGGCGTGGTTGAAGACGTGGTTAGTGCTGCGGGCGGGATTTTCAGTATAGTCACGATGACACTACTGTCGTTTCCTGTTATAACAATAAGTCTAGGGATAGGTCAAAAAGCGAAAGCGGGGAGCATCACTTTCGTATGACTTTTCTAAGGATGTTCCAACACCTTCTACCGAATGCGCGGGCGTGGCGTATCACAGCGACAAAACAGTTGCGTCAATTTTTCGACGGGCTTACGGGTATCGGCAGCGACTTCAAGACGTATGTTGACAACGTGTGGCTTGACATATTCCCCGAAACGACCCGCGAGATAACTGAATGGGAGAGTCAGTTCGGTTTACTGGATACGGGGCTTTCAGAACAGGAACGGCGCGATCGTCTCGACGCTTCATGGAAAGCCTCCGGGGGTCAGCACCTACAGTACATCCAAGACACGTTACAGGGTGCGGGGTTCAACGTGTTTGTACATGAATGGTTTGAGCCGGGTACTGAGCCTGGGGTTGGTGTGAAGGCTTGCGTGACACCACGTAACCCGAACTCAGTGCTGCGTTTGCAGTTCACGAATCGAGAGACCAGTATTATCGCACAGGATGGGGTTACTGATATGCAGGACGGCCACGGTAATGCTATTGATGGGCGCGGGGACCAACCGATAGGGTACCCACTCGTAAATAAACTGGTCTTCACTGTTCGTGATTTTCTTATGCGGGACGGTGTTGCAGCTTCACAAGATGGGGGGTCTCAAGCATTGGATGGCTTGTTCGGCGGATTTAAGAACGTACAACAGGACTACATTGTACCCTCAGACCCCGCTAAATGGCCGTACTTTCTCTACATCGGCGGTGAGAACTTCCCCGATTCAGCACAGATACAACCCTCCCGACGCGATGAGTTTGAAACTCTTTGTCTTAAAATATGTCCCGCCCAACAGTGGCTAGGCATCCTTGTACAATATCTCTAGGAGAAAAATAAAATGGCTATAGATCCTCAATTAACATTCATAAATTTTACTGCGGCTAACGCGGCGTACCCTTCAGGATCGGCGAAAAACGAATCAACCCCCGGCGCATTGGATGGTACGGAGTATATAGCTGCCTGGAGGAATGACATATGGGGGTATCTACAGAAACACCTGATTGAAGCCGGGATAACGGCATCCAATGACCCAGACACCGTACTGGCATCCCAATATTTCGAGGCGTATCTTAAAAACCAAGGATATATCAGCGTCAAAGCATACGGGGCTGTAGGTGATGGTATCACCGATGACACAGCGGCTATCCAGGCGGCACTTACGAAGGCGGGCGTTGCGGGCGGTGGCGTGTATATACCCGTCGGGACGTTTTTAACAGACACTCTCACGATGGGGAGTAGCACAACGTTCATAGGTCTTGGCGGTACTTTAAAACTTAATGACTCATCAGATGGCCCGGTCATAACCACACCTCTGTCCACGACTAATTCAGTGATGCAGGGTCTGATCATAGATGGGAATTCGGCGAACAACACGGGGACGGCGGCTACTGATGGCCTTATCAATATACTGAGTACGAACGCCGCTCCAAGTTCTAACATAACAATTGATCGTTGTCTTATAAGCGACGCGTACCAATCCTGCGTGACTATACGCGAGGCGGCGTTTGACATTCAGATCATAAACAACCAGATAGATGGTACTGACCAGCTTGCAGGACTTAACCTTGCGCCGGACAGCTCAAACCCGGTCTATAACGTGACCGTGGTGAATAATACGATCCGGAATACGAACACTTCGGGTATCACCGCTGTCGGGCCTTTACGTCAATCTCGGATCGTGGGTAACCACATTGACCTTACCGGTGCCGCGTCCGGTAGCTGCATCCTGATTCAGGCGAATACAGGCAGCACCATAAACCGAAACAACGTGATTGAAGGGAACATGTGCCTCGAAAGCCCCGAACACGGGATTCACGTCGGGGGTAACTCGATCATCGTTCGTGGAAATACGCTGCGTAACTATGTGGGGTGGGGTGTACGCTTAGAGACCATAGGTCTCCCCGACAACCAGAACAGTGCTTGTATTATATCGGACAACGTTATCCGATGGAGTGTTTCGTCTGCTCAAGGCATATACACGCAGAACGGTGCGGGGGTGGTGGTGTCGGGAAACACGATACGGACGTTGAATTTTCAAGGCGATATAGGCATTCATATAGCATTGACCGGAACCAGCACAACGGATGCTGATAGATTCACCGTAACAGGAAACAACATTTCTAGCGCGTCGATAGTAGGTATTTACATATCCGGAGCAATTAAACTAGGCGTGGTGTCCGGGAATATCATAGATGTAATCGGCGGCGCGTATACAGGTATAAAACTTGAATCTACGAAGTCTCCAGGGATTAAACAGGTCTGCGTGACGGGGAATACGATAGCTGTAGCTTTCGGTGAATCAGCCGTCGAAGAGGTGAACACATCGGGCGGTATAGACAATAATCTAATACACGGCAACGTCGGTGTCGATGCGGTATTCGTTAAGGTCGGTGCGAGTTCTGTTGTCAGCGATAACCTTACATAAAGGAGCGGCGCATGGTACCCAAAATAATTTCTGGTATTTTCAAACGTGAAGATATCGCTGTCGATGAATCGGTAGAACGAGAGACACGAAGACGTAACGTGTGCGACGACCTCGACAGATGTACGTCTGAGAAAAAAGATACGCTATCCAGGATACGATCAATGCGGACAGGTCACACACCGGAGAGGGTTTAGGGTTTGGGGGAGTGGCAGGAATTCATAGGGGCTGTTCTGGTGACTCCGTTCCTTGCGTGGCTGGCATGGAAACAGAGTCAGGTGACGAACGCCTCTGACGCGAACAGCGCGACCACTGAAGCGTATATCATAGCAATCGAGAAGTCCACAGTTTCACAAACTACGTCGAATGAGATATCGAAAGAAGTGGCGGGGGCCTTAAGCGATATGAGCGTAGAGGTATCCCGATTATCTGATAAGTTGGGTACTCTGATCGAGAGTACAGACCCCCTCAAGGAATACGCTGTAGACCTCAATACCATGAACGAACGATTGAACGGTATTGTCGGGTCCGTAAAAGACGTTCACGGGCGCATAGATAGTGCGCTGAATCGTTAGACGGCTGGCGGGGATGACCCCCCTAAAACAGATCCATATCAGCGAAATCGGGGTCGCCCTCTACAAACTTACGGCGATCCGACTCAGACACCCCTCGTTTATTCGCAGCCTGTTCTGTTGGTGTGGACCATCGGCAATTCGAGGGTTCGTAATTACCGTCAACGTCGATACGATCTATCGTGTGGTTATCTGGTGCAACACCCATGTCTTCTACGAAGTTTTTAAATAACTTCCAGCGCTCACAGTACGTTATACCTCGACCCCCATAGTCACTATACTGGATGTTTGAGCGGAGGTCGCAACGTTGACGTAACGCCCGCCATGAGTTCCACGTACGTGTGTTTCGTAGGCCGTGAGGTACACTAGCTTCACGCGCAGCGCAACCACATGACTTCCTATGCCCGTTTAGTATCTGAGACTGCACAGTCTTAACAACCCCACCACAGTCGCACTCACACATAAACACATGGGGGCGTATCTCTTTAATGACGATCAACCGTCCGTACCGTTTACCGATTGTGACCCGATCACCCAACATGCAACAGCTCTTTCAACGCGGCTATGGTATCAGCGGTGTTTTCGTGCTTCACGCCAATACCGCCCGCGTTCGTCCATTCACTTATGTTCTTACCGTAGTCGTCGATCAACACCGACTCTGAACGGGCCAAGTGTTTCTTATTTTCACGGTGAGTTATTACAGCGTGGTGAGCGTGTGCGGAACCTATGTTATCGGCGATCCATTTCCGTTTCCCGTACACGCCCTCAGCGAACCCAGTATCGGGCGCAGCGGACAGCATACGTACAGCAACGGCCGTTGTGGGGATTGATTGAAGCCACGCCCATAACTGCTTGCCGTCCTCTGTCCACGGTAGACCAGCCCACCACTCATAACCCATCGTCTCTACGTGGTTCCAGAACGCATCAAGGTCTGAGATGTCCCCGTCCGTCCATCCAGGGTGTTCCTGTACAGACCCCACGAAGTCTACTAAAACACCGTCCATGTCTACCCATATATTTACTTTATTCATGGTATTGGCTCCATAGTTACGTACCAGCCCCATTCGATTCCTTCGGGCGGGTCATCCCCCTCTCTGAATGGAACGCCTATTACGGTTTCTTGCTTCGCCTCAACGCCCGTCACCGTGAATCGTTGATGTGCTGCCCATTCCGGCATGGTGGGTGCAGGTTCAATGCTGTGGCTACCCCGTAGATATTCTATTCGTAAAGGGCTGTTATACTCAGATAATAAAGTCACAGGAAAAGTCCCGTCTGGTCTGGTTTCTTCTCCCATAGATCTAGCCCACTCCTCGCGCAAGCACAGCGTCTCGCCGATGGTGTAGGGTAGTTTGTGAGCATCACAAAACTCTCCTGCTGATAAAGAAAATCGAACATTAAGAAATTCAGGTTTAGCCAATTCGTCGGCCTTACCTTCCGGCTGCGGGTCCATCCTCACCCAAAACGCCCCGTCCCCTTGATATGTTTCAGGCAACGGTTTCATACCGACACCCCGCACGACGACAGCAGCACTATAACCACGAATAGAAATATCGCGCTTGCTACATCCGCAACCCACCACCGTTCGTCTTCGTCTTGAAGGCTCATGTCATTGACCCCCCCCCGGTTAATTACAGATAAGAAAACCGCTTGCGCCGTAAAAAAGGTAGCGTACGACACGTTACCTGTGAAAAAATAATACCACCCTAGTGCGCCGGAACTCAGTACTAGAATAGCCCACACCCCGCGCAGGTATACACTCATGATACGCCCCACGACACGCAGATAACTATAATCACGCAGACACACAGAAGGATACACCCTCTAGCCCTCCAGAGAGCATCTTCGTGATCTTCCAGGCAGATGTAGTGCTGGTTGATCTCTTCACGCATATCGTTTTCACGTACGTACCGATCATCACGGTCGATAAAACGGGGGTAGTAGTCTAGGCACATACCCTCCGGGGTGTGAAACCATGTCTCCAGATCACTCATATTCGTTCTCCTTAGTTACGTTCTCTTCAGTAGACGTATGGTACCACAGACTGACAGGGGTGTCAATCCTTTCTATACCGTTTACCGCGCCAACCACCGGCGGCTTTTATAGGCCAACCAGCACACCACGGCGGCATGGCTGATAAAATACGTTCGTACTCCTCAACACTCCCAAAGCCTTCAGGTACTTCACTACAGGGTTCATCGTGGCAATGCAATACAACCGGATACCCGGCGCGTTCTACGTTCAACATACCGTACGCAAGGATGTCACGGCACACAGCCTGTACAATATTCTCGGTGAAACGACCCCCGTAGATATCGATCCCCATCCAGCCGATAGGGCCTTTCTTGTGGTCGCTGTTCCAGCCCATGTACGACAGCGCAGGACTCCATTTACCGAACCGTTCTACAGTCGTGATACGCGGCTCATGGTAGCAGAGGTCTCGACCGCTCGGGAGTCTACAGTACAGTACGTCGTCCTTGACCGCGTACGAAACACACCTAAAGTCGTACCAGTAGCCGGGGTTTCGTACGGCTTCCATAGCTGCGTTCTCTACGCCTTTCCAGAACGCTACGATCATCGGTGAGTCTTCACGCCATTTAATCACCGTCTGTTTCATTTCCTCTTCTGATAGGAATTCATCCGCCCCAAATGCTATCATCGCACCGACCCAACCTTGATACCCTAAAGCCAATTCGGTGAACTTCCCGATCTTCTTACGCATAGGGTGGTGTTCGCCAGTACGTTCCTTGTAGTCCATGAATTCCTGAAACGGCACCCCGGTTATTCTGGACGCGGACTCTTCGTATATTTTACCATGTGTCCTGAAGACCTCCATACGCCACTCTTCGCCCGCCATGAACGCAAGGGCTACAGCTTCGATAGCCGTGTAGTCAGAGCATATTAAATCGAGGCCTGGCCCGGATGTGAACAGCGACCTCAGACACCCCGACACCGTAGACACAGGATCACCAAAGTAGTGTTCAACCGTGGCTAAATCACGGGTTGCGATGACCTCAAGCGCGTCTTGAACCGCACCGAACCCCCATTCACACGCGGTGGTTACTCCTAGAATGCCACACCACGGACACGGCGCACGATCCGCTGCGTGGTACTTGCCGCATGAGCCGCATTTAACGACAGGGGGTCCCGAGTTCGGTAGGTTCTGTGTTTGTGGACCCATGCCCGCCCAGCGTCCCGTATGCGCCATGTAGTAGGCGTATAGATCACGGACTCGACCATCAGCAGATACGTGTCTATCGAGTGCGTAGAGTTTCTTTACGCTGGCAGACCCTAGAATCTGTCTTATCTCAAGCACCCGTTTTACGTTCGAGGGTATCCCGGCGGTGTTGAGTAGATCCTCGATGTGGTCTTTATCGAGGGAGCCTACAGGCTTCCATTGCGCACCGATCCAACCCTTCATTTTATCGAGTTCGTCGGTAGTGGTAAGCGTACCCCCCGTAACCCTTATGAGTTCGGCGGTGTACTTAACGAACGCCTGTTCTATGATCACGGTGCAATTCGCCAGAGACTCTAAGTCGATCTGCATACCGCGTAAATTTATACCCTGATCCATCAACCAT